GTTATAGAGAGCTAGGTAGCTCAGCCCAATCCGGTTACTCCTATCACAAGTCTAGGTCTGGCGGCAAAGAGACAATCTCTGCCGGCTCTCCTAAAGGTGTGGATCAGACTTTGGATGAGCAGAGGAATACGCTCATTGCATTCTCCTTTGCTATGGGGGCTAAGGTGCCTGAGAAGGTTCTCAAAGCTGCTACAGGCAATGTAGGGGCTAGGGGGGAACTGTAACCGTTACAGTTTGAACATATGGATCTGTCCTATCTCTTAACGCTGGACTCAACCAAATTCACATCTGCGTCACGAGAGGCTGAGGTTGCTCAGCAGAATGTAACTAAGGCTGTAGTCTCATCTCAGGCAGCTATTGAAAGAATGGCTGAGTCCATGAGTGGACTATATAGCCAATCTGCAAGGGTTGTAACTGGCCAGCAGGGGATGATTACTGCCTTTCAGCAGATGGCCACATTGGGAGGTGGATCATTAGCTCTACTTAACCAACGCATCCAGCAGACAGGTCAGGCTCAGCAACAGCTTAACTCTTACATCCAGCAGTTTCAGTCAGGTGCAACTAGAGGTAATGCCTTTGGAATGATGGCCCAGAATGTATCTGGATGGGCTGCATCCCTGCAAGCCGCAATACCGGTAGCTGCTGCTCTGAATCAACAAGTAGCAGCAGCAGCTAAAGCGGTTCGAGAGTTGGAGCAAGCTCAGAAGGGTGCTGCTGCAACAGGCAAGGCTTGGTCATCCAATTCAGGGCCAGTAGGTGCTCCTCTGGGACTTATGGGTGGAACTGGCATAGCCAGTGTTATATCTAGGGGGGGAACTAATGGAGTAGCTGGTGGAGTCACTACTCCATCAGCACAGCCTGTCCGAGATTACACGGCTGCTATAGCTGCTCTGAACTTATCTCTTCGTAGCACTCTGGCTGGCAGTTTGCAGGCCAATACTGGACTGAATGCTCTCTCTACAGTAATGGCTTCCATCCCCATCAGTGGTGTTGCTTTAGGTCTGACTGCTATTGGGGTTGGTCTTGTTGGTATTGCCGTCAAGTCTATATCTGCGGGAGCACATGTAGCTGTTGTGCGAGAAGCCCTGACTGGGATGCTGGGTGATGCAGGGAAAGCCAGAGAGATGGTCTCTCAGATCATAGACTTCTCTGGCCGTACTATGTTCGATCCCAGTCAAGTAATTAGATATGGTCAGAGACTACTGGCGATGGGTATGGCGGCTGATGAAGTCGTTCCTACTCTCAAAGTACTCGTCAATCAGGTAACAGCTTTAGGGGGTGACACTCAAACTGTAGATCGTCTTGTTCTGGCCATAAGTCAGATATCTGCTAAGGCTAGATTGTCCGCTCAGGATATGCGGCAGATGGCTGAGATCCCTGTCCCAGCTTGGGATATCCTAGCCAAGAAGATAAGTGAAACAACTGGGAAGTTGGTCACGATTGGGGAAGTTCAGAAGTTGTCTGAGAGGGGGATGATCTCTGGCCCTGCTGCCGCTCAAGTCTTAGTGGAGGAGATGGAAAAGAGATCTAAGGATGCTGCTGCTAAAGTTGCACAGAGTACCCTTGGGATGTGGCGTCAAATTAGCAATCAGGGTCAGCAAGCCTTTATTGCCATTGGGGATACTATAGACCCATTTGTTAATAGGATGACTAGTGCCCTTCTAAGAGGGGCGCAAGAGTGGGTTAAGACTATTAAGATAGGATTAACTCCAACAGATCCAACTCTACAGCCTAAGAGCTGGGCTGGAATAGTCAGTCAGATGCCCCCTGAGATAGTGGGCTTGCTGGATCTACAGGATGTCCAACACACAGGTAAAGCATTCCCCAGTCCTACCCCTTTATACCACCCTGAGTCTATTGCATCCAAGAAACCAGCAGGACCTCTAATTGTTCCCGGTGAGATTGCAGAATTGAAGGCCCTGAAAGAAGCTCAGGAGACTCTTGCTAAGCTGAAGGAACTACGAGACTCCCTACAGAGTGATAAATCTGTAGAGGGTATGGCCAAGTATAAGGAAGCTCTGCTTGGAATAATCATTGAAACCCAGAAGATAGCCAAGGCCCAAGAGAGCCTGAATGCCCTACTTGCATCTAATCCTGCCCTTGAAGCTATGAATAAGATGTTCGATAAGCATGGCAGGGAGAGGGATGAGATAGAAAAGGATAAGAAGGCTTGGCAAGAGTACTTCCTTGCGATCTTCGAGGGTCAGAATGCAATTGCCGAGATAAATAGGGGATTCAATTTTCCGGTTGTTGCTGCTCCCTATAACGAGTTCGCTCAAGAAGTGATGGGCGTTCCACAATTGTTAGAAGATGCCGCATCTGTGGCTGGCCGAGTAACCAAGACTTTCGTAGATATGGCTGTGGCTTTTGATAAGACAACCCAAAGCGCAATTGATGGAGCAGGGGCTACCTATGAATTTGCTGATGCTCTCCAGGTAATTGAGGAGGAAGGGAGACACAGTATTGGGGCAGTTAAAAGCCCCGCTGAAGAATTAGCTGCTAATTTCAAGAGGCTTGAGGCTAGTTCAGAAGCGGCCGCTGAGTCAATGATAAGACCTTGGGGTAGGGCGTTCCGTGAGCAAGAAAGCATGACCCGCCGATTCATACGGCAGATATCCGGCACCTTTGCCCAATTTGGGTCTGGCCTGTTCTTAGAAGTCCTATTCCCACAAAGACAGCGAGAACAGACAGGCCCCACTCAGGCACAACGGGATCAACAGGATCTATTCTCAAGACTTCAGCAGGGTGCCCAAGAGCTTGCTGGGAAAGGATATGCGAATGCTGGTGAGAGACTTGCTGATCTAGTAGACAAGATCCAGAATGCCGGGACTGTGGCGCAGGCCAATGCTATTGCTATCAAGTACTTTGGCTCTGCTGGCGTGGAGATGGCTATTGCTATCCGTGCTGGCGGTCAGGCTGTGCGGGAGGCAGTAGAAGAGATCAGGAAGGTGGGTCCCTACGGTAAGAGTTCATTTGAGACAGCACAGGATGCCATTGATGAAACCAGCACCCGGATATCAAGGCTTCAGCAGTTATTCCAGCAGTTTATTCGGGGTCTTGCTAGGGCTGGATTGGAGAATCTGTTCAAGCGTATCTTTGAATCTAAGACAATGGATCTATTCTTTGCTAAGTTGTCAGCATACATCAAGGATCTGCTGTTAAAGATCCCGATCTTGCAAGACATACTTAGGAAGATTGGTATCATCCCCACTGTCAGGACATCCCCTAGTCCCCCCGGCGCGCCCCCAACGCCTCCCTCTAATCAACCATCTGTCTCACCAGGCAATTGTGGCTGTGGCAGTGGTAGTGGTGGAATCAATGTATCCCTGCCTATCCCTGCTGGAGGTTGTCTACCAGTCTGTGGTGCTGGAGGTGCTGGTTCTGTACCGGGCGCTCCTATGTCCTGTGCTCCTGGATTTGTTCCAACTAACAATGGTTGTGTGCCTGAAAGCAGATTTGGACCATCCGCCCCTATTGATATACCCGATATATTTTCTACATTCAGACCTTGTGGCTTTGGGTTTATATCAACTCCGCAGGGCTGTATCCCAGATCCAAACAGAACTGGGGGTGGTTGGACACCGGATGTTTGGGGTCCCACCAACCCGCAGCCTGGAGAGTGGCCTTGGCCTCTGATGGATACAGGGCAAATGGTCATGGCAGCTACTAGGCCAATTCGATCAAGGGCAGGAGAAGTGCCTAGTATCAGTGGAGGAACTAAGATAGGCGGTGGGGAGACCTATATCTTCAACATTACTGGAGTGGACTTGTCCTCTCGGGAGTCTATCAGGCGCAATCTAGAAATGTCTGTTCAAGAGTTGAGAATGCGTAGAATCTGGCCTGATAGGTAGTTGAGTAGACTGTAACCGTTACTGTATGTTTACCCTTCCTGCTGACCCCGGCTCAGTCCAATTCATAGTAGGAGGCTCTGCCCTAGATGTATCCCAGTTGTGCGCCATCGAAGCCTATACCATCAAGAAGTTTCAGACTGAGGTAGGCTCTGCCACTATCTATCTGAACCGCACTTATAAGCCCAGAGAGTCATCAGTTGGTGCATTCAACCCTACAAAGGGTATGCAGGTTGAGATATTCAGTGGGTGGGGCAAGAAGCTATTCGGTGGTCATATTTATAAGGTGGATTGGCAGTCCCTCACCAATAGCAGTCTGGACCTACCTGCCCGTAGGTATGTCTTGGAGTGTACGGACTTCACTCGGGTCTTGGATGAGAGGTTGTTCTATGCTGTCTATGATAATGTGGCAGCAGGGGAGATCATCCGAGACATCATTTACAATCAGGAGTACAGGCCGGGATCAGGCTTCAAGCTGAATGATAACGAGGGCATCCAGATTAAGGATGTAACTGACGTGGTGGATGGCCCTTTGATCTCCATCATCGCCAATGGTGACAGTGCCGCTAGATTCTTTGACCGTATTGTGGAGTTGTGTAATACGGATCTATTCCAGTTTGGCTGGTGGGTAGGGGTAGATCGAGAGGTGTACTTCAAGCCACTCGATATCATTCTAGCCAAGCCCGCTGGATTCCAATTGTCTGCATCTGACGCCATGACTTGGGAGAGTCTGCGGGTTGAGGAGACAGATGAGAAGTATGCCAACCAGGTTCAGGTGCAGGTCTCCATTGATTCTATAACTCCAGTGGATGACACCTTCGTAGGGAATGGTACTGATGTTACGTTTGATCTGGCCCTTCCTCCAGATAAGGTAACTAGAATCACTGTCAATGATGTAGATCAGACCTTTATTGAGGGGAATGAGATTGATAACCCAAGCTATGACTGGTACTGGACTCGTGGATCTGTAACGATTACACAGAATACTGCTGGTGTAGTCCTCACTGGTGCAGAAACACTGATAGTCTCATCTATATCTCTGTTCTCTAATATAGCAGAGGCAGTGGATGAGACAGAGCAAGGTCTGAGAGCTACTGTAGAAGGGGGCAGTGGCCGTCATCAGCTACTTGTGGCCAAGCCCGACATTACTAGTCTAGCCGCAGGTCAGGCTCTTGCAGACGCTCTACTCTCACGTTACAAGAGGGCTGGAATCAGGCTGAGCTTCAGTACTTTCAAGCCCAATGAGAGCTACTATTACAATCTGGAGCCGGGCCAACTGCTTCAAGGTACCCCTAATGATCTGTTGGTGATTCCCAATCCCCCATTCATGGTTGACTCTCTCACCATTCAGATGACATCTGGCGGTCGGGGCAGGAGTCAGGCTGTTCGATACGATGTTACGGCTTTTGGTGGAAGTCTATTGGGCAACTACATAGACTTCTTTAGGGCCTTAGCTAAGGGTGCAACTGGCAGTGGAGGCGGGTCAGTAGGTTCCTATGATGAGGGATTCTGGCACATTGCTGGAACCCTACGGCTAGGCAGGAATGGTACAGTACACCATCAATTCTCTAGGAATTGTTCTCCTGTATACGCTTTCGCATCTCTGCTCTCAGGGGTGGTTGCATCTAGTAATGTAGTGATAGATTTGAAATACAAGCCATCTGGAAGCAGTATCTTTGGAGCGAATAAGATAACCATACTTACTGGTCAAGCAGATAGTGTGGAGCCTGTAGCATTCAGTATGAGCAACTTTCTCAGCCGGGATAAAGTAGAGCTTAATGTACTGTCTACTGGAGGAGCTAGAGATTGTGTTGTGTACCTTTTTTCTGTGTGATTCTGTAATCTCAGCATAGGGGTGCAGTCATTATGGGGCTTGTCTACATTGATCCAGTAGTACATTACGATTTCAGCGTCTTTGGGAAAGACGTGACGATTGCAAATCTGCGTACTGTTCTTGAGGCCGCTGGCTTCACTGTGGCAAGTGAGATTGCCGCCTTTGTCACTGGTACTTTTACGGGGCAGCCTACTAATGGCCAGACGATCACCATAGACGGTGTAGTGCTTACGGCTCGCACGACAGCCACTCTCGGGACCGAGTTCCAGATTGGCAGCACGACTGCTGAAACTGCAAGCAACATGGCCACCTGCATCAATAATAATGTTTCGTCAGTCACAGCAGCCGCCAATGGATCAGATGTAACGATCACAGCAGATACGTGGCCTGGGAATGGCATCACGACGACGGAAGGCTTGAGCAACTTTACCTTCTCAGGTACGAGTCTAAGCAATGGGGGTGTGAAGATTGATGCCCCTGCAACGGCACAATTTGTGCAGGGATTCCGGCTGCATATTTTCGACCGTGCGGAAGCTAGTGGTATTGCTGTAAACATGACTAGCTTGGATGAGTCTATTGATTTTGGCACATCTGCTGGTGTCTGGGGCGGCATACGTACTGATGTGTCAGGACGTAGGATGAGAGCTATAGCTTCACCTGCCGGGCTTTTCACATACCTACCCAATGATATGACAGGTGGGGGCGGCAATAGTCAATGGAGCTTGCTCGGGGTGCCTGATATAGTAGCACCTCTAGAAATAGGAAATGTAGCGAGTAGTGGTGGTCTCATCGAAATCACAACAAATACGCCACTTGGGACATTGATACAAACTGGCAACCAAGTCTACATCTCTGGGGTGTTGGGAGTCCCTGCTGATGGCTCATGGACTGTCACGACTACAGGCAGCAACAGCTTTACGCTGGATGGCTCAACCTTCTCTGGGACATATACCAGCGGGGGAGCGGCTGCTGGGCCACAGCAAACCGCTCAGGTATTCTTCTTTTGGTCTCAAGTCACCAACTCCAGCGCCGGAGGCCAGAACTTGCGCCGCAGCATACTATGTGATGTTAACGGGGAGGGTACCGGCACTAAAGTTGGCGTGTGCCGCAATGGCACATCGAATGCCGTGAGCAGTTCTACCGGCCCAGGCGTGGGTCGGCCTGTCATTTTTGAGGTGGAGTCAGATGCACAGCACGAGACCGGCCCCTTTGTGGAGTACGTGCCATGGGTGAGATTTACCCCTAATACTATTGGCACAGGTGGCGGGTCAGCTAATGGGAAACTGCAAGGCGTTCTGCCAAATGGGCTTACAATCAACTCCGCTCAGGTCGCATCTGATGCTGACGGAGATGAAGTTTTCATGACTGAGGATGGAGAGTTCTGGTTCCGTTACACTTGGAATCAGGCGAAGGGTTGTCTCTGCTTTCGCGTGCCGGGTGCCGCTGGTTCTCCCCCGACTGCAACTATCACGGTGATCTAACATGGCTCTCGTATCGGAACACATTGTTGTTATGGCAAGACGGATTAGCTTTCAGGGGCAAGTCTTTGCGGATATAGGTAGCGAAGTTGATGTTGTACGCAGTACTGGCTCAGTAGAGGCACAAATGACGGACTTAACCATGGGAATGTTACAGCCCAGAAGGCGGGCCTTCACCATAGATGAGTGTTCAGCCTCCAGTAAATCCGGTGGGGGCAGTGGGAACTTCTGTAAATAGACTGTAACTGTTACAGTCTGTAGCCTTGACTCACAGACATAGTATATGCTATGTTCAAACTGTGAGAGAACGCCGTCCTGGTTCCAATACAGTCTATCTTGCGGGCAGGGCTGTCAATCTGACCGCTATTGCTAGAGCACAGGGTATAGACCTGTCCCATCTGTCCCGCATATTCTCAGGCCAGCGTATCTGCACAGTCCAGCAAGCACGTAAGCTGGCTGGTGCTTTTGGCATGACCATAGATGAGTTCCTTGATAATCTGGATACCCAGATTGAAGAGAGAGAGCACAAAGCAGAGAAGGCCATACGAGAACACAGGCAGAGAGTGGAGAGAGAGCAGTCTGAGGACATGAAAAGGGCTGCTTTGGGTCTCCCAGCCATTCCTAGAATGCCAGGAATGCGCGTAGCATGAAATAATTCCCCTAAAACCAGCATTTCCCTGTATTTATAGTTGATAATCAGGTAAGGCTTCTGTATCCTATAGTCCTGTCAGGACTTACTAGGCAGTGACCAAGAACCTACCAAACCCGAGAGAGTGCGGCCTTCCAGAGAAGTATGCAGCTTGGAGGCCCAGTCAAGAGCACGCCCTTCATGTAACGGTTACAGCCAAGAAACGATTCACCGCTCTCTGTTTGCCAACTGGCAGTGGCAAGACAGGGGTATACATGGCTGACACCCTGCTTTCTGGGGAACCTACCTGCATAGTTACTGAGAGTAGAGGACTCCAAGACCAAATCATGGATGACTTTGGCTCTGTAGGTATGGTGGATCTCCGGGGCCGGGCCAACTATGAGTGCAATCTGAAGCCTGACTATACCTGTGAGGATGGGGCCGCAGCTAGATGCCCATTCAATGGGAGTATCAGTTGCCCTGCAAGTCAGGCTGAGATCAGAGCCTCTCTCTCCCCTTCAGTCGTAACCAACTACTCCAAATGGGTTGCTGCTGCTCTCTATGGCACAGGGATGAACCACTTTAAGAGAGTGGTGTTCGATGAGGGACACAGTTGCTTTGAAGCTCTTGCTAAAGCCATGCAGGTAGTCTTCAACCATCGGGAGATAGAAGAGGATCTCAAGCTATCCTTCCTACCGTATCCTGCTGCTTCTGACATCAAAGAATGGAAGGAATGGGCAATAAGCGCCCGAGCAATCTCAGAGCTAAAGCAATTAGAGGCTGGTGAGAGACTACGATCCTGTAAGGACCCCAAGACAAGCTGGATACGGCATTATACGCATATGCGGAATCTGACCCGCAGGCTGGGTACTGTAGCTCTAGCATCATCTAGGGAGTGGGTTGTAGAAGAGGTTGATGCTGGATTCCAGTTCGACCCCATCCGGCCCGGTAAGTATTCAGAGTACAAGATGTTCTTCAAGATCCCACGGATCATAATCGTCAGTGCCACATTGCGGCCTAAATCAATGGCCATGATTGGGGTGCCCAAGGATCAGTATGAGTTCCATGAGTTCCCCAGTGACTTTGATCCTAAGCGTTGCCCGATCTACTATGTACCCAAGATGAGAGTGGACCGTCATGCCAAAGACCTTGGCCCACTCTGGAATCTACACGATCAGATCGCGGGACGGAGGAGGCACTTGAAGGGGATTGACCACACTATCAGCTTTGATAGACAGAAACAGCTTTTAGCTGCCAGTCAATTCTCCCATGCCATGATTACTAACGATAAAGGGGATGCCCCAACAGAGAAGATAGATGAGTTTAGGGCTGCTCCTCCAGGTGCTATTCTTGTCAGCCCGTCTGTGGGAACTGGGTATGACTTCCCCGGATCTGATTGTGGTTGGCAGTTCCTATGTAAGATCCCCTTTGATCCGCCCAGCGTCATCCTCAAGGCTCGGGAGGAGAATGATTCAGAGTATAGTGGGCACCGGGCTATGCAGAAGATGGTGCAGATATTTGGTCGGGGTATGCGAAGCAGGACTGACCAATGTGAGAGTTTCATAGGAGATATGCACCTTGACTGGTTTATGCCAAGATTTGGCCACCATGCGCCCAAGTCCTTCCACAGCTTCTTCAATCGGGCAGCCACAGTGCCGCCCCCACTACCGAGGTGAGCATGAATCAAACGACTGTAGTAAAGGAGTTCTTCTACAAGGAAGGCCGCAGGGCTGGTAAGATTACCATCTCCCAGCACGGCGGCGGTAAGTTCCTGTGGGAGGCTTTGGGTAATGGTGGTGAATGCAATACGGCCCAAGAAGCCGAAGATACCGCCAAGATGTATGTTCGCGGTGAGCTAGAAAGGCCAGAGTAATGCCCCTTGGGAGAGATGAGCACTACTTTATTTGTAACATGCCTCAAGAGAGGGGCTTCATCTTTCCATGTTGGGGTGTGCGGCTGAAGGTGCTTAGGAACATCCCGGAGAGTGGTGTGGTGCTGGATAAGGGGCAGGAGTGGGTTGACCACTACAGAAGCAAAACCCCAGATCCAGCGATGTATCAGTACTGGACAGTGTGTAAAGTAGTAGGAAATCCGAACAACAATTAAGGAGACAAGACAATGGCTATTCCAAGGCGCGGTGCCGCTCCGGCTGCACCGCTACAGGCGGTAGATTTCGGGAGTAAGGAGAGCTACAGCAGTGGCGGATTCCTACTTCCAAAGGGGGATTGGATTGCAGCAGATCATCAAGTTGTGCTCCAGGCCCCAATCAAGAAGGATGGCACTAGGATGGAGGACTGGCTAGGTGTAATGGTTACATTCCTGCCGTTGGATGGGGATGAGAGCCTAAAGCAGGAGCAGTTCTTCTCTCTCGGCCAGAAGGCAAAATTGACGTGGGCACCTCACCCAGAGCATGGTAAGGGCTTAATGTTGATCCCCGGCGGTCCAGCCGCTCAGTTGAACGATCAGACCAACTGGGCCATCTATCTGCAAAGCCTCAAAGATTGTGGATTGCCGGAGGGTATATTCACAAATGATCTGACTGTACTAGATGGCATGTGGGTACGCATTGGCCATCAACCTGAGCCAGAGTCTCGCAAGAGCTTAGCCGGTACAGCAAGCACAGGAGAGGCGGCTCCCGCTCCCCGCCAACCCAAGAGTATGTGTGTTGCCATAGCCATTCTGGATGGTGGCGCACCTTGGGAGGGTGGTGGTGGTATTCCTGAAGTCAAGGCTGCTGCTAAGCCTAACGGTAGGCCTGCCGTGGCTGCAAAGCCCGCTGCCCGTCCAGCGGCAGCTAAACCTGCTGCTCCAGCCAAACCGGAGCCTGCTGAAGGGGAGCTAGACAACAGGGCGATCATTGAGCAATTGTTCACTGATGCCTTGGAAGCTAATCCTGATGGGATGCCTAAGCTGGGTCTGAAGTCCTTCACGTTCAAGGCCCTGGACAAGGCATATGGGAAGGAGACGGCTCAGTCTCTCGTGGACGAGTTCTTTGATTCTCAGGATACCCTCAATGGGGTGCTCGGGAGTCTCGGGTATGAGGCGAAAGGCCCCAAGATCGTAGCTGCCTAGCTTCATCGGCTGGGGGCACCTTCGGGGGTGCCCCCGTTTTCTTATGACTATCTCTGAAATCCCTGTAGAGCTTTACCTGCCGGAGCCTAAGACTCCCCGCTCACAGGGAGTTCATGTCTCCAACATCATCCGCTGCATAGCACAGGAGTCTGGGATACTCAAGCCAGAATGGGCGGAGGAGATTAGTCTTGTAGATGTCAGAACCATCACTGATCCTGTAGCTATTGTCCGTATTAACATGGGACTCGCGTGGGAGGCTCATTATATCCCGATGCTTGGGGATGTATTGGATCACCCGGGGGAGTTACAGTATGATGGCATCTACATGAGTCCTGATGGGGAGTCTGTGAGTGTAATCGTTACAGATAGGAATCATGGTATGCAACTAGTATTGCATGAAGTGAAGCTCACCTATAAGAGCATCAACACTGTTTGCCCCCCACGTAGTAAGCCACTGGAGAACCAGTGGATGTGGATGGCTCAGTGCAAGAGCTACTGTAAGGCGATGGACACGAGATTCTGTAACTTGCATGTCCTGTTTGCCTGTGGGGACTACTCCTATCCTATCCGGCCTATACCCAAACGATGGGCTATTGAGTTCACCCAAGCTGAGATTGATGAGAACTGGGACCTTATACGGGACTATATGAAGCACAAATTGAGTGAGGAGAGCGATCAGCTACAGTTGGGCCTGTAGTGATAGATCCATAACCATGAGTCTACCTGCTTCCTTCCTTCGGGATGGCTTCAAGCCATATGAAGGCACCAGTCTGATGATAAACACCTGCGGCACAGATGATTCGGGCAAGACTGAATTTATACTGTCATGTCCAGACCCAGGCATTATACTAGCTCTGGACCGGAACTTTGATGCCACTCTAAAGAACAGCAATCCTCCTGCTGCACGCCGCCAAGACTGGGGTTTCAAGGTCGTGAAGGCTCCAGTGGCTACTCAAGAAACTCAGGATGTGTATAAGGCATACTGGAAGAACTTCTATGCTGAGTATCAGAAGGCTCTATCCAATCCTGATGCTATTACTGTAGCTCTAGATGGCGATAGTGACTCTTGGGAGCTTCAGCAGTTAGCTGAGTTTGGCAGGACTACACAGATAGCACCTTGGGATACTCGCCGAGTTGGGCTGAATGCTGCCCGTAGAGCAATGATTAACCGAGCGTGGGATGCAGAAAAGGTCATCATCTTCACTAATAAAGTAACTGCTGAGTATGAGACCTGCTACAAGGATGATGGCACCCCTATGCTAACTCCAGACGGCAGAGAGATACAGAAGAAAACTGGGCGTATGAAGCGGCAGGGATTCCAAAGCACTAACTACCTTTGGCAGATATGCCTTACTCATATCTATGAGCCGCCAACTGAAAAGAGAGAGAAGAGATGGGGTCTGAGAATAGACAAGTGCAAGTCTGATAAAGGTCTCGAAGGTATGGTGCTTTGGGGAGATGACTGCTGCTTTGCTGGCCTCATGCAAACTGTGTATCCACAAATGCCATTGGAGCATTGGGGATTGTAACCGTTACAGCTATGCTGGAGTCTTGGATGCCAGTTCCATTCTTTACTCAGTATGAAGTGTCCAGCGAAGGCCGGGTTAGGAATACTTGGACTGGTAGAACCCTCAAACCATTCAAGGGGTATGGCAAGAATGGGAGGCATTACCGTAAGGTTAATCTATACTTCAGAGGGTGCAGGTTCTCTCAGTTTGTCCACAGGCTTGTGATGATGGCATTTTATGAAGCAGATCATGTTGACAGGAACCGAGAGCACAACTGCCTGTCTAACATACAGCCAGTGCTGAGAAAAGAGAATGATAAGAGATGGAGGGATCAAGACAGTGGAGTTTAGTATCTGGTGGTCGGATAGGATCAAATTCTCCCCACAGTCATTGAGACATTTTATGCAGCAGATGTGCAATCGACTTCTTGTTGGGCATTGTAGGTATGGGACTCCTAACCATGACAAGATGTATCTATCTAGGGCTGAAGCTGAGCTTAAAGCATACAGGAGAACCGGCAACCAAGAACATCTCATAAATATAGCTAATTACTGCTGGCTTGAGAGTGTGGCACCACAGCACAAGAACAGCCATTATGATCCTGAAGTCAAATCGGTGATAAGATGATCTTAGTGGACTCCCGCAAAGGTAGTGCTGAATTATTACCACTCATCAAGAGGCTTGGTGGAGTCCAAGCAGAATTATCCAGTCTACCCTTTGGGGACTTCACGTTTGAAGGCAATGGCCCTAGAGGGGTTGTCTCTATTGGTGTTGAGAGAAAGACTCTCCACGATATTCTGAACTGCATTGATGACTCTAGGTTCTCTGGGCACCAGAAGGTAGGTATGATCCCGCTCTATGCTAAGAGTTATCTGCTGGTTGAGGGTATGTGGAGACCACACGATCAGAACGGACAGCTTATGGAGGGATTTAGAACTAAAGATGGTAAGGTGCAATGGGGATTCTGCCGATACCTATCCCGGCCTGTGATGTACAGCAAGCTGCGGCGGTATCTGTTTAGCGTAGCTATGTCCAAGATGGAGATTATGTACACCCTGACTCCAGAGCACACAGCCATCGATGTTGCAGAACTGTATCACTACTGGCAGAAGAGGTGGCAAGACCATACCAGTATGTTGCAGGTACAAGAGATGGCACTACCTAGTCTTGGGGAAAAGCCCCCATTAGTTAGAGAATGGGCTGCAAGACTGACTGGGATTGGTGTCAAGCACAGCTTGGATGCTCAGCGCATCTTCAAGACTGGTGGGCGACTGGCTAATGCGGATGAGAGGCAGTGGTTACAGGTTCCAGGAGTAGGGGTCAAGACAGCCTTAAGTGTCGTCAAGGAGATATGGGAGGAGAGATGAAAGAAGTCATCGGAAATCTCTGGTTCTATTATGACAAGGGGGCTACAGCAGTCATCACTACTAATGGCTATGTCAAGCGGGATGGCCGGTGTGTTATGGGCCGGGGTACATACAGTAGGGGCTACTGTCTCACGCACTACTCTAGAAACTTCAGAACCAACTCAGCAAACAAAGAAGTTGCTAAGAAGTCTCGGGAGTACCAAGCCAAAATAAGAGCCAATGTAATAGCTTTCTTAGGGGGCAAGTGCATTCGGTGTTCATTCTCAGATCCTAGAGCATTGCAGATAGACCATAGGTATGGTGGAGGCACAGCAGCGAGGCGGTCAGAATCTTGGGGTAAGTTTTATAAGATAGTCCTTGCTAACCCACACCCATATCAACTGCTCTGTGCTAACTGCAATTGGATAAAAAGGGTTGAGAGGAGAGAGCATGTTGGAAGGCCAACTCTCCAGATGTAGCCTCTGTCCAGGGGATAAGACATGTGTACCCTCAGATGGACCTTGCAGAACAGGGGATTACATGTTCATTGGTGAGGCCCCCGGCCACCGTGAGAATGAGAAAGGCGTCTGTTTCATAGGCCCCACTGGAGAGGAAGTCAATCGGGGGTACCTCCCCACAGCAGGTCTGCGGCGTCCCAATCATAG